CTAAATCAGAGATATGGAATGCAATTAGTAACCATGGTATACAGGTTAACTGTCTGGGAACTGCCCAAAATAAAGTACATGGTGCAACAATGAAGAGTTGTGTGCACAAGACGTTATTTTCTGAAGATTTTCGAGAGTTAGAAAAAGCCTGGTGTGGTCAAGAGAATTACTGGGTGCCACCAATGTTTAATGGAAAAATGTTAGATGGCATATGGTGTTCACCTTATAGTAAATCTCTTACGCCTCTCAAAAGAGGCCCTAGAGAAATGGAGTACTACTGGTTAGCTTTTTGCGATTATGTGAGTGTATTCCCGGACTTGTATCTTGAAGGCTATAAAAGCCTGACGGATAATGAAGTTATAGTTGGAATACCGGGTTCGGTGATACATAGTGTTGACAAAAATACGTCTGTAGGTATGCCATTTAATCAAAAGAAGAAGAATTTTATGGCTATTAAGGAAAATATGGCGTATGTCGACCCTAGGGTGATCGAGTCCAAAGATGAGTTCTATGACGCAATTGCAAACGGGCATATACCCGCACCAGTAGCGCTTGGAATGTTGAAGGATGAACAAATGTCGTATAAGAAAGTTGCGGAGTTGGAGACAAGGGTGTTTAATTGTTTACCATTTAGTTTTAATTGGTTGATGAAGAAACACTTGGCTTCGATCGTAGCTTTGATGCGAGCGAATCCTATGGCATTTGAGTGCATGGTTGGTTTGAATATGACTTCGAATCAGTGTAATTTAGTTGTAGAGCATTTAAAGAAATGTGATCCAGATTTGATGAGAATCGTGGAGTTAGATATTAGAAAACAAGATAAGTCGATGGATGGAACTTCATTGGACTTTGTGGCTTTGGTGTTTTATTCATTGCTCTTTTTGTTGAAGTGTGAGAACCCTATGATGGGGTACACTTTAATACATTCCGTGAGGAATACTGTTTTTGTATATAAGAATGATTTCTTTATAATTGGTGCTACAAATCCTTCAGGTAATGATAAAACCGTTGAGATAAATAGTGTTGATAATTCACTTTCACATAGATATTTTTATTATCGTCTAAAATACCCCGATGGGGTGCCTGACGAAATTAAGAATGTTTTAGTGCAAGTGCAAGAAAACTTATTAAATAAAACAGAAAAAAGCTTCGAATTAATTAAAAGCCTTAGGGAGAAAGATTTCCTCGATTTTCGGTCTAAGTGCGCTTTAGTAACTTATGGAGATGATAGTTTAAACGCGGTGTCAAAACATTGCGTATTCTATGACCCAAGTAAAATTGCACAATTAGGGCTGGAAAGAGGTATGGTGTACACGGATGGACAAAAGAACTCTGTGATTGGATTTCAAGATATAACAAAAGTTCTATTTCTTAAACGGAACTTTGTCTATGATGAAGAGTTAAAGTCCTATGTGACGCCAATAATCCTTAAAAGTTTAGCTAAGATGATGGTCTTGGCTAAAGGGTCAACGCTGGGGTCGAGAGATCATGCCTCAACGTTGTTATCAGATGTAATGAGAGAATGTGTTTACCATGGAGAGCTATTTTATAATAATATTATGGCTATTGCGAAAAATGTCGTTGAAAAATATGACCTCCAGGATAATGCTTATCTAAGATTACCGCCTTATAGTGAGTATAGGGAACAAATGATTCAAGGGTCGTTTCAGACCTGGACTATTTCAACATTAGAAATTGTCCAATATGATGAAAAACAAAAAC